AAGAGAGTAGGGATATCCCTACTCTCTATTTCTTGCGCTAATTTATTTTTTATTCTACTTTGGCATTTCCGCCATTTTGTGTATTGAAATCAATTACAAACTGAGTTATAACCAGATAAATATGCTGACCTAAAAACTTACCAATATAATCAGTATTATAAATATACGATAATTTGGTAAGCAATGTAGGCGATAACTGTTCTGGTATTTCGTTTTGAATTGTTTCTATCATTTCTTTTTCCATCTTTGAGTTGATATAATAAATGCTCTTGGATGTGATATTAAGTATTGTATAGATATTTAGAGTGTCCATAATGATGTAATCAAGATGATTAAGAATCTCATCCTCTTTATATTCTACAGTCATTATAGGCTGCATTGATTCGAGCCTATTCTTTTCTTTTAATTGCGTTATTAGAGTATTAAGCAAACCAACTATAAGTATAGTGATTATAGCAAAAAAGCAAATAATAATGATTCCAATTATTGTGTAAGTATCCATGTGAATTCCTCCGTTTTTTATTTTTTAATATAAAGTTCCCGAAACATTACAAATTAAAAGGAAGGGTGAGATTTCTCTCACCCTTTTCTTTTTTAAGCTACATAAATTTGTTGTTGCGGTTGAGGCATTCCATAATAAATACCATTATATCTCTGCCAGCTTATAATGCTATCTCTAGCTTGAATAAGCATTGGATTGTATGAGCCTCCATATTGAGCTTCCTGTTTAATCTGTAACAGTATAGCGAATGATATATCAAGAGTCATACCATCTAGATAATTCATAATGAAGTATTCAGGAAATCCCCAACATTGAGTTGTAGATATAAAATCTGCAGGGTTTGCATGATGCATTTGATGCTGAGTTTTTGATAGCATAATTACATCTAACCAATGATTTCTATGAGCCCATTCTAAGTGTTGTACTACATCAAATGTGGTACAATAGCCTACAGTATTTAGAAGATGCTCTGTAATCATTATTGTAGCTTGCTTGAGTGTAGGAAGATTATGATGCATTTCTATGGTAGCCATATCTGACGTAATGGCTGGCATATTTTGATCCCTATCTAATCCTAAACCCATTACAAATGATTTGTAATCTTTATAGAATCTAAGTTTCCTAAAATTGTTTTCGCAAGAATATATAAATCTTGAATATATATCCGTATCGATTAACGTATCCCTGGTTTGAGCAAAGTATATTGCATTGGGATGATCTGGAGAATCAATCATAGGGTTTACAGGTCTATCCATAAAATCACCTCCTATTTATTATACTAATGTTTCGCCCTTTATAATGAAGCTTTTAAGATTATTCTATTAGGAGAAAGGAATGATGCTTTATGTATAAAAGAGATGAAGTTCTTGAAGAAATTCATGATGAAGAAGGAAGATTAATATATCAAAGAATGAGCGATGGTTATATTGAAAGAAATACTTATGCAGCAAATGGTAAACTAATCAAACAAGATATCACATATTCAAATGGCATTCGTGAAGTAGAGCATTATAAAGGGTAAAAATTCTATATCTGCACATACTAATAATTCTAAACAAGTAAAGGAGGGATATGGGCATGTATATTCCTGAAAAGACGTATACGGATAATCCATTCGTAGATAACGTATTATATTATGCTAAGATCTTAGCATTGAACTGCGTTATTAAGGATGAAGATGAGGCTTTATCGTATGAAACGGAAGCATCCTTAAGCAACGGAAATACACTTATAGCTTGCGTTGAAGGTCGAGCTACATATGAATTATTCCCCACAATTCCAAAAGAGATTTTGGAAAAATATATTCCTATAAAAAGTAATATTGATCTTTATGTAGAAGATGTTGATGCTCTTGAAACATATTTCAGAACTTTCACCGACTATGAAAGAGTTAATCTATTCAGAAAAATATCAAGTCTTGCAAGAACTATTTATATTGATCATTATGACATAATGATGCATTATCTTACCAATATAGATGATACATGGATTGATGATAATAAACCTTTATACGAGTCTTGCTTAACTAAATCTGCTACATATAAAGACTTATTTGATCAAATTCCCACAGAGACGATGAAAAGAATCGTAAAGCAATATCTTAATAATTATAACAACTCAGATATCAATGATATGGTATCATCTATTGATGCATTTCAAGAATATATTGATTCTAGAATTGATAGTACAATAGATACGGAGCTCGATAATATTACAAGCGCTATGACAGCAGTGTTTATTAGTCATTATGAAATGATGATTGAGCGTGGATATGTATCTAAATCTCATAATAAATGGTACGAGTTCATCGCTTACGAATCAGTCTACAACAAATGCAAGACTGGTAATTCATCTTACTCTGAATTATATCCATTATTCCCAGCAGATGAATTATTAGATTCATTATATTCTACTATCGGACAAACGACTGTAGATTCATTTCAGTTATATGACGGGTTAGATATTCTTGAAGAGTACTTTAATTCATACTCATTAGATCCTGAGCAGGAAAAAGCAGACTTATCTTCTAATATGATGAAGAAATATGTAGAATGCTATAATCCTATGATAAATAAAGACATCTACGAGAAATGCAAAGCATCTCAAGTAGACTATTGGTATCTTAGCGATTATATGCCTAAAGAAACACTTAAAGTTATTCTAAATACTTTTATAGATGAGATTACCAATATAGAAGCGTATGAGAAATCTAAGAATATGCTTAATGAGTATTTAGCATCCATCTCTCAGGATAAGAGAACTGAGATTAAGAAGAATATCACTAATGATATGATGGAATGGTACCCAAACAACTATACTGAGCTTAATAAGTATTATAGAGCTCTTATGGGGCAACCACCATTGGATGATAATGGAGAACCTATGGAAGATACTCTTAAGAGAACGTATAATTCTACCACAAAAAGCTTCATTGATTTTGGAACTAGATTTACTTCCATTATCCCAGCTACAGCTTATCCTGAGTCACATTGGGATCAAGCATTATGTGATTTCGATGATTATGACATCAGTATCTTGGAAGAGTATGGAGTTCTTGAGCAATATATTGCTGCATGTAAAGATAATAATACTAATGATATTGATGGTAGATATGATTATTTTAATCATCTTGGAGCTGACGCTTTGGATGTGTATACTTGCAGAAAAGCACAGAAATTTCAATTAATGTATGTACCAGACGTAGATGATACGGATGCTAAAAAGAAGTTTGTAGATATCTATACAGTAAATAGGGATTATGTAATTAGAACAGTCTACGCAGATGGGTATAAGTATCAGTCTGATTATTACGACAAATTTATGATTATATTTATTCTCTTAAATACGATCATGGATATGCTAGTTCATATTCCTGAGTATATCATTGATAGAGAAGTATTTGATGCTAGATGCATAAGCTATATGTTTGAGGCATTTGGCATTCCATACTACTCTGAGATTCCATTAAAATATCAGAGGGCAATGCTTAAAAATCTTAATACATTAATCAAGTATAAATCAAGTACAAAGAATATGATTGATATATGCAGTATATTTGGATTTGATGATGTAAAAGTATTCAACTATTACTTATTCAAATCTAGAAATACTTCTTTAGATACTGGAGAATATGTACTTGAAGAGGATAATGATATTTCATATAATATAGATGAATTATACATCAAGAATTCTGATGGTGATTTCTCTGACTATAATGGGAATCATTATTCTAAACTTACTGATTATAAAGATTATGATGAATCCTATCATATAAAAACTATAAGCGTCCAAGAAGATGACGGAACTATAAAACAGAAAGTTATTATGAATAACGACGTAGATTACTACGTTAGAGATCCAGATGATAACGATAACTTCTTGAGTGTAAAAGATTTGGATTATTTCACATCAATTAAAGCAAGCACTCAACCTGCAACTCTTAAATTTATTAGAGTTCCTATAGGAGAAAGTCTTACTACTTATAAGAATGATCCTAATTATATTGACGGTTATGATGAAATTGTAACTGCTGATGAAGGTGATACATGGGACGGAGGGCTTGAACACGACGCTTTAGCTCAGAAGATTCTTGATTATGAGTTTAATGCAGTAAAATCTAAATACATCTCAATAGAAACTGTAACAGAAATGACTGAATTAGCGTTTCAGGTATCATATTTCTACAATATGCTTTTCGATAACTTCTATTCGGAAGATAATCTTACTGTAGAGGTAGCAAGTATTAAGACAGGGCATAAGTTCCGTTTTATGGACATCGTATGCTATCTGTTTGCTTTGATGTATTTGTATGATGGATTAGAGGATAATATCATGTATTCTCCAACCCAAATATTGTACGTTAAAGGATACAATTTCAGTGAGTGCGCTAATGAAGTACTAAAAGACCAAAAATACTTCCAGCAGACAGATGAAGACTCTGGAGAACCATTAGCTGACGATAAGAAATATAATGTATTTAGCATTAATGATAGAATTGCTGAAGACGGATATGATTATCATGAAGCATTCGAAAACTACAGAATAACAGCATTTAATCTTGGCGCTGATATAGATGAATTAGAGAAATGGCTTAATGATAACTGTCAGATGTCTTTAGAAGATTTTGTTGTTGATGATTCATTAACTGAGTTTAGTCAGGTTATTACATTGAGATCATTCTTCTCTCTTAATAATTCTTATTACCAGAAAGATATCTTCAAACAGAATCTGTTACCATTACAATACAACCAGAATATAAACTATGCTTTCGGATATGAATTATTCCGTAAATCATTAATTGGAGATATAGAGTCTGTTATTCATGGTTTCATTACTACAGATGATGGAATGATGGCTGAATTGATAGATGATAATTCCAATGAAGTTTATATCATGGATTATACCCAATATATTATATTCAATGGTAAGAAGATAACTCCTTATTACCAATATACTCGTCAGAGTAATGGTGATTATTACATGAGTTCATCTCAACCATATATGAAATATAGAAATGGTTATGAACGCATATTTGATAATGATATTAATATCATAAGAAATAGAGATCAGAAATGCGTATTTGCTGCAGATCATTTCTATAGGAAAGTCAATGGTATTATAGAAGAAATTACTGAAGATAAATACTTCATGGATGATCCATATGAGCCAGGAAAAAGAATACTCTTATTCGGCGAGTATTATATTTACGATGAAAATGAATGGAAATTAAATCCTAATAACTGTTACGTTGCAGTTGTAAAGAATGGTGAAGTAAGTTACGTTTTGTTAAAAGATGTAGAAGATACTGATGATATAATGGTATCTGAGGAAGATTGCTTTATCAGGCATTCAGATGGTCATTTCATAAGATTATCTGATACAGATTACTACGTAAGATCAGAAGATGGTAACTCATTTGTTCTTAATGAAGAAGAATGTTTCGTTATAGCAGATAGAGAAACTGAATGGTTTGACCCTGCAGCAAATCCTAGAGTTTATTATATGAAACTCAGTAGCTACTATGATGAAAATAGTAGTATTATTATCAATACTACTTATTTCGTTAAAGATAAGGATGGAAATTTCATTCCTGAAAGTGAATTAATTCATCCTACAACGTGCTATTATATAAATCCTGATACTGGAACTTATTCTTTGGTTATAGAGC